GGAGAGACAGGCGAGCTAAGAGCCGAATAAGCGCTACGAGCTGCTGAAATATAAGGGGAAACCGCCCTATATCCTCGGTAGACACCTCGGGCAAATCTGACCGCATTGGCAATAGGGGTATTCCTTCGAGAGTTACTTCTTGGGGTAACATATCCTCCACGTTGTGTAATATAAGGCATTTTTTATAAAGAAAAAAAAGAAAAAAAATTTCTTTTATAGACAAAAATGGATTTTTGTCTCTCCGCACAGTAAGTAATACTAGTGCGAGACAACTCATTTTGATTGATCGAAAATGGCTCGCAGTCTTACTGTGCGGTGAAATAGTGTAGTTCGCGCTAAGGCGCGCCTACTGTCGTCCTACCGGACGGCTTGAAGATAGTCAAAGTAGCTTTTCATACACTGGCAGGTCTGCTTCGCTAATGACCTAACGCCCGGCAATGCTCCGCGCCGGGCCTAACCTAACCCCTAACCATTAGGTTAGTGACGTCACTAACCTAAGAGGCTGACTGATTGCACTGATAAGAAAAGGTATAAATACCAAGGACATTTTGGCTCACTATATCTCATCAAAAAAATGCCACAATCAATTTTAGCTAACGCAAACCAATATGGAATAAAAGACGGAGAAATTCTAAAAGATCTCTTCACAAGAATGATCGAAATCATCGAACAAGAAGATCATATTAGTGAAAAAAATATGGGACACATAATGAGCACATACAAAAATATGAAAGAATTATGTGAAAGTTACGACAACACACACATACCTTTACAAGGTGTTCCCTCTGACGTTATTGACCTAACAAAAGATTAAATAAATTTTTTTATTTCAACATTTTTTTATTTCAACAATATTTAATCTTCTCAATAACGCATCAAGAGTTTTAAAATCCAAACCAGGATACCAATCAATAGGATGTAAATTACTAGTTATCCAAATATGACTAGCTTTACATACAACAGATGATCCTTTTACTTCCACCAAAAGCGGATATCTGTCCAACCATCGGAGTAAATGAGAAACGCCAATAGTTCCACGGAACTCATCGATGACCACATTTTCTTGTCCGCGATAACCATCCCAGAATTTGGAATTTGGGTCTTTAGGATAAGCCTCAAACGTGGCTTCTTGCCAAGCTCTTCTACTTTTTCCGGTTCCGGTCTCTCCCCAATACACGTCACACAATTTTTCAATTCCAACAGGTTTTGCGTTTTCCACAGCAATTCTCTTGAGGTTCCCATAATAACGTACGTAAATATCTGGGGGTACTGAATCGAAGTCTCCAGACTTAACGGATTCAAGGAGGGCGGCCCAATCTGTACGAGAATTTCTCTTGAACGGTCTACTTCCAAATTCAAATTGAGTGCCTTCAACTCTGGTTTCTTCTTTCCAGACATAATCCTCTGCCGCTTGCGAACGGGTTGGCTCGTAATGATAGGGTCCAAAGACTTTTCGAACATGACTAAGTCTCTGTTGTCCTCGAAAATGGACAACGACTTGCCAATGTAAATATCCTTCCTCTCCTCCTTCGCTTCCTCTTTCAAGTTGTCCTTTAATGTAGACAACGGAGTTGGGGAGATAAGGTGTGAATCCGTGCCATGGGATGGTAAGGATCCAACTTCTACTTTTGGGGTATTTAACATTATTTTTTGACATGTCAAAAATTCTATTAGATTCATTTTTCTTTTATACCATAATTGTGACGTCATATCTTTCCCATGGGTCAAAACTTTCCCATGGATCAAAACCACATACATTAAAAGACGTCATTCAAATAGGAGCCAAAGTTGTCACATCAAAATTCAACGGCAGAGTAGGATGAACATTTTTCAAATCAACTTTAAATGAGAACGACAAATCTATCTCATAATCAATCGTAATAGGAACATTAGAAGGAGCTCCAGCAACAGTAGTAGTTACGACTTTTTCAAATCCAAAAAATTCGTAATTACCATTATTAACATACTGCAAAACAGTCGCTGGCTGTCCACGTAAACTCCTAAGATAAGATCCAATAGACTGATTCATCTTATAATACAATTTAGAACGCTTAATATCTCCAGGAGCCAAAACTGTTTTGCCAGTAGTCTTACAATGATGAAAAAACTTCGCACTAGGCGGTTCATCCAAATGAGATGCCGCAACACTTTGAGCTACAACAGCAATTTGACCATTATTAAAATCTCCTAAAAAGGAAGTATAGACAGGAGGCCCAACTAATGAAGGCGAACGAACGACCATCTCAGTACCATTTCCGCTGCCATAATACTTTTTACAATCCAAAGGATTCGCGTTATTAACATCAGTACTCGATCCACCAACAGCATTAGGAGTCGCATTCTGCATAGACAGAGAAGAAACCAACTGACCATGAATATAACTAGTCATAGGATTAGCCTCATGCTTAAACCTATAATCAGACAACGTCGGAGTTGACACCATTGCTATCCTTTGAAACTTCCATAAATTATCAGAGCTGTCAATAACTGTCCTAACCAAACCAACCATGCGCGACGATGCGGTTCCAAAACTCTCATTTGCAGCCGCACCAGCAGAATCAACATTTGTAGCAGTAGTCGCAGTCGGAGAAGCATAATACGTAATACGCCACACATAAGGAACAGACGGACCAAGAGTAGCAAGATCTTCCACAACAATTCCCTCCTTAGCCCAAAACGCTTTCGCAATGGCTCGTCCAATAAACTCTATCATAGAGTTTATTGGAAAAGTAGTGTGGCCAACATAAACAGCATCCAAATCAGTAACTTGCTGATTAACTTCAACACGACCAACAATACCATTTGTCATATTTACCTTCTCAGAACGTTTCAAACGCTTCGGACGATTATACTTTGTTTTACGACTGCCAACAACCCTACCATGCCCATGAGACCCTTTCCATACTCCAGGCCAACGATTTCCAGAGCCTGTCGGATAAAATCTAGGACGCTTTACAGATAATATAGGACCAGAAGTACGCTGCCGCTTATTATTACGAGAGCGATTAGAGCTTGAAGGTACTGTAGGAGAGACAGGCGAGCTAAGAGCCGAATAAGCGCTACGAGCTGCTGAAATATAAGGGGAAACCGCCCTATATCCTCGGTAGACACCTCGGGCAAATCTGACCGCATTGGCAATAGGGGTAT